TTTTCGTAATAAAGTTCAGTATTAGCATCTTTAGCTTCAGTTTCAAAAACCATTAATGTAGTTGCTCTTTGAGCTATAACTTGCACATTACCATAAGAATTTCTTTTATTTGGTGATCCACAATTAGGAGTTCCGTTTTGAAAAACAAGATACATTTTACCGTTTGAAGCGTCTGTTTGAAAAGTAATGTATGTTTGACCTCCAGTTGCTAATGATGTAAAATAAGGATATAATGTACTAGGTTGATTAACGTTGTTTATAGTGTCGTCACTTCCTGAACTAATTCCAGCTGTTAAATCAATATTATCACCCTCTACAAAAGCGTACATACTATCATACTCTTGACTTGCTGTAAAAGTTTTATCAAAAAGATATCGTCTACCTCCACATTTAGATCCTCTTTTAAATCTATTTGCCTCAAGCTTTATTGTAATAAGACTTCCTGCTGGTATAGTATATGGTATAAATAAATCTGTTGGTCCAGTTGTAAGTGGATTGGGAATTGAAACATCATAACTTACAGCACAATAAGATCCTTTACATCCATCTTCACCAGTATTTATTAATGCGTCTTCTGACACACCTGCTGAAAAATTTGTTGGTCTAAGCTGCATATAAACTCCTGTTGGTTGAGAACAAGTGTCATCTATTAAAGTGCCATCACTTGCTCTTTGACAAAGCCAGTTTTCTACTTGACTTCCATAATCTAAAACTTTTGTTTCAACACATCTAAGCACTGGTCCGTTTGTATCCGTTTTAACTTTTAAGTTTTCATCTAAAACAACTTTAGATTTATTGTCTCCTTCTAATTTAAACCACACATTGCCAGTTTCTTCTTCTTGAAAAAATATGTTAGAGTAAACTGTTCTATATTCATCTCTAGATGGTTTTAAAACAAACTTATATTTAGTAGCCCAAAAAGGAGGGTAACTATTTAATGTAACTTTTATTGTGTTTTTTGTAATAGAATTATCACAAGGAATATATACAGTATTATTTGTATCTACTAAAGCAGTACTTGCTCTTCCATAATTATCTTCGTATACAATACCAACTTCATAATCTCTATCACTATGTAAACTGCTTTTTGAAGAATCTAAACTGTAAAGAAATTCTGACTGTATTACAGTAAAATATTCATAAGCAAAAATTCCTAACCCCACATTAGGTGTTACAGTTGTATCATATTTTTCATATTTTATTGCTTGTACAGTTAAAGAAAAACTATTACTCCCAGGAGTAGATCCAATTACAATACCTTGATTTGTACCAGATATTCCAAAACCTACTTTATACCAGCTTGTTTTAGCAACAACACCACAGTTAATTAAATCTGTAACTGATGTACCACTTTCACACCCTGTAGAACACAATTGAGAAAAACAAGTAGAACTAGAAGGCGCAACAAATTCAGACATTGCAGCTATAAATGATGGAGAATTAACTAAATCATAAGCATTAGAAAAGTCTTCTTGAATGTTAAATAAAAACGTAGATTCATATTGATTTAAAGGCTCTGTTCCATCTACATATTCAGCAGCTCCAGAAAATTGAGAATGACCTAAATTAAAAGAAATACCTATTTGAGAACCAGCTTTTAAATCAAACCCAGTTGTGTCATATGTAGCTGTTCCATTAATAACAGAAACTGATCCATTTATACTATAATTAAAAGTAGTATTTATAGAAGGAGTTTCCCCAGCATCTAAATCTTCTGATATTAAATCTAAAGTATAGTCTAAATATACATCTTGACCATTTTCATTTGTAATATTATATCCATCAACATAATTACCATACATAAGTCTATTACCCATAAGTGTTTGAGCTTGTGCAATTTTAGGCACATTATCAAAAAGTCTTAAAAGCTGAGCTTCTGGTAAAACAGTATATATTTTTTGATTTGTAAATTGAAATGTTTGTTCAACATTATCTAACCAACCTTGATCTAGTTTGTTGAATCTTTCAATAACATTTATTGCTGCAAAATTTGTTGACTTAAATAATAAATCTACTCCTTTTACATTTTTTCCACCTGTGTTAAATTTCATAATAACACTATTAAATACATTTTGCATACCTATATTATCATAAGTAGAAAAATCTAATTGAAATGGTCCTGGTGAAAAAGATATTGGTGAAAAAGGTGAAATAGCAGAATACTCATTGTCTTCATACTTATATCTATATGCAAAAGAAATCATTATATCTGTCATATAATTTTCTCCTCCGCCTTGTTGAGTTGGTGTAAGTGTAGGCGCAAATAAAGGTGGCGCTACAATAACACCTATGTCTTGTTCAGTAACTTGATCAACATCGTTTATTGGATATGGATATGTTCTGTTTATATTTATTTTTCTAGGAGGATTTAAATTGTCTGTAAAAAACAATAATCCGTCTATAAGATTAATACCTGTAACTAAATAAGTATCGTTAAAATTTAAAAGACTAGTAGATATAACGTGATAGAATAACAAATCTAATTTAGTATTGTATGATACTATCATATCAACTTTACCAGTATTTGAATTTACGTTTGCTGGATCATTTATAAACCAGTAAATAGTTTCCTCACCACCATCTTCATAAGCTCCAATACATTTTGCTTGAGAGCTTAATGCTAATCCTTCATAAGTTAAAGTTGTAAGTTTTGTATTTCCTAAAGAATTTTCTACAGCACCTATTTCAGTGTTTTCTGTAGATCCAAGCCTACAATTTAAAGCATCAATATATTCACCTTGAGGAACTAATCGTTCATCAACGCTTTTATTCATTCTTCCTTTTATAAAATTTCTTGTAAACTGTGGCATATTATTTCAACCATTTATCTTGACCCCTAAGATTCATTAACAATCTTCCTGGATGTATGTTACTTAATCTTATTTTGGCGTTTCTTAATAAAGCTGTTTTTTCTTTTTTAGCTCTATTAATTATATATTCTTGAACACCGTATTTGCTAGTTAATATAGCATATTTAATATAAGCATAGATAAAATCTTCAAATAATTTATTTAAATTAATCTGTGAGTCTACACCATTTTCCATACCATCTGAAACATATTCTAGAATAACTAGTTTATCAGAAGCTCCAGAACTAAAATTAATTACTCCAGATGCTTTGTTAATTGTAAACGTAGGATTAGAATTTGCAGTCTCTGTATTAAGACCATAACGCTGGCCAATGCTATAATCAAAAAACCAAGCACCATCAACATTGTAACCCATATTACCATCTTGACTACTATTTGAATTTAAATAAAGACTTTTTTTACTTCCAGAAATTCTATCCATATCTATAGTAGAGTTTTCTGGTTTTAATATATTTCCATTTTCATCAAACAATATTTTACAATCATTATCTTGTAAATAAGAATTACTCCAATTTGTTTGTATATTTTCAGTTAATGGCATTAATACACCATTTTGATATACAGAAATTCTTACCCAGTTTACATAATCAGGAGGTAAAACATACCTTAATTGATCACATACACTAAGCTCTAGTATCTTTATTTCTTTCATTGCATCATAATTCAATTCTTGAATTCCTCTTTTTGCGTGAAATAAAATATTATATTTTTCTACATTGTTTATTAATTTGTCATTACCAACATACATTAACATAAAGTTAGTTACTATATCGTCTAATGATACAAATTGATATGACCCCCAGTTTGAGTTCGTAGGATTTACTCCTCCGTTTTCATAATATTGATAGTCTGTTATATATGCCATAGCTTATGATTGTTGTTGGTTATCTTCTTGTTCTTGAATATTACCAAAAACAGCAATATCATTCTCTCTAATGGATACACCAGCATATTGTAATATTTTGTTTACTAAATTAGGCTCATCAGAATCAGGAAGTTCAAAATCTTGATAATCTGCTGCACCTTCATCAAAGACAGGCTCTCCACCTGTTAATGAACTATAACTCCAATTAGGATCTAAAGGATACCTTATGTATTGTGATAAAACTTTACCAGCACCAATAATAGTTTCAGGATATACTGTAATGGTATTACCTGTTAAAAGATTATTTGCGCCACCTAAAACATAAGCAGGATAAGAAATATTAGGAGAAGTTAATGAAGATGAGTTTAAATAAAATATTTTATTTTGAGAAACTCTTTCTACTTCTCTAATACCAGCTGTAGTAACAATGGTATAAGAATTTCCAACTGTAGCAGCACTACCAAATGGATTCTCAGACAATGTTAATTGTGTTTCTGAATCTACACTAACTATATAAGCTCCAAAACCAGCAGAAACGCTAGTTAAAGAAGTGTTAGTAACAAACTGACCCGGTAATACTGTGCCGGTTGTAGTAAACGTTGCATTAGTATCTGTTAAAGTATTTGCTCCAGCTGCCGTAGTAGTTGAAGAAAAGACTGCATTAGGATAGTAATTTATTTTATTAATTAAATAATAATTTTCTGGTAAATTATATAAATTAATACCAGCTGTAGTTAATCCTCTTGTTTCAGAAAAACTATCAATTACCTCTACCAATCCTTTCAGAATATCTGCATATTCACTACCAGATACACGTGCGTTTTGTTTTATTATCCAACTGTTATATTGATAAAAATAATCTTCAAATATGTCTAGTTGAGCTTGTTTTGCATATAAGTTAAAATCACTAGGAGTTATATATCCGTAATTGTTTTTATTTGCAATTGACAAGACCGTTGCTCTTACCGTGTTAATCATTTCAAATTGTTATTTAAACAAAGATACGAAAAAAAAAAGAGGCTTCATTTTATTGAAGCCTCCCTATAATTTAGTTAGTTTACTATTCGTCTACCTTCTTTAATCTATTGGTTAACAAGGTGAAAACTTGATGACCTTCATCACTTTGGAAGAATGATGCCAATATAAATAATGGGTCTTCTCCATAAGGAACGGTTAGTAATTTCTTTTTATTTTGTTTTAAATTATAATAAACGTCTTTTTCGTTTTTCATTATAATTAAATTGTTAGACAAAAATTGAGAACACTTGTTTTGCATAATCAATAATGGATCATTAAGAGACTCCAAGAAATCTTGAGGGTATCTTTTTGCAAATAACCTAATATCTCTTTTAAGCTCTGAAGAACTTAATTTGTCTACATTTAAACCTATAAC